AACTGAACAGTCAGGTATGCAAGAGTTCTTGGAAGGTTTAATAAAATAGGAGAAGATATGTTAAATAATATGAACCACGAAAACGAACTCATTAAAAAAGTTTTCTTTTATGGAGACTACCTTGCCGATCAAACTGCAAGTGGCGAAGAAGAAAGTGGTGTTCGCTTATCCTTTGATTTAGATGAAACTCTAACTAAAGAAGAAGTCAAAGAACTGTTTGATCTATGTATCAAAGGACTTGTAACACAGGAGAAATTCTATGACTGAATATACAGACAAAGTAGAAAGACAAAGAGTATTACAGGAAGCAGAAGAGTGGGGTAAGGGTATAAAATATATTCATGCTAACAATGGAGTGATAGAAACTAAATTTAATAAAGGTGACATAGAGTATAAAGATACTGCGACAGGTAAGATAACTTGGCAAAGAACACAAGCTACGAAAGATATTTTAATAAATAAATTTTTTAGGGCTACGTCTGTTTAGAGAAAGTGTGGCTAGGTGTTGCAACTAGTAAAAGTTAGAATAGAACAAGGCAACCTCTAACCCTAGTCACATACTTTTTAATAACTGTCGTAAGGTAACTCATTGAGTTATGAAACACAGTTAGTATAGTTAGGACAAGGACACGACTATTTAATAGTCAGGACAAGGACAAAACTATACAAGTGTGGCTAGGTGTTGGAGCAGGTAAAAGATAGAATAAAATGAAGCACCAACCTCTATCCCTAGTCACACACTTTTTAAAGGTTGTAATTAAGATTTAGATATGGTATAATAATAGTATGAGATATAAAAAAATTATATTAGATAGATTACAATACGAAAGAATGTGCAACGACTTAGATGTATATAAAGAAATGTATGAGTTGAAATTAGCTTATGAAGTTGAACATTCAGGAGAGAGATGGGTAACTTTAAAATTTCTTAGCGAAGAATCTTTGAAGATGTTTAGAGAGTATATCTTTATACCCTATCTGGCTCCACATGAGATGGATAGCTATACAAAAACTCACGGAGTCACACAATGATACATCTAGCCCTCTTGATACACCTCACAGGGTCATTGTGTACCATTTCAAATGGTATTAGTTTAGGGTCTAATGACTCAGTAAAACCCTACGATTTTTTAACTTCAAATAATAAAGGAGAAAAAGTATGCCTGTAGTTGAAGGTACTGCTATGTGGGCGAGCATTAAAACGCCCAACACAACATTTACTCCAGAGTATCAAATAACTCTGATCGTAGATGATAATGTTGCGAATGATTTTGATAGTCGTGGCTTTCGTGTCAAGGACACAGAAGATGGCAAGGCTATTATGATCAAACGTAAGGTGAGTCGTAAAGATGGAACGCCTAATGCGACTCCTAAACTAATAGACTCTAGTAAAGAACCTCTCGATGTAGCAGTCGGTAATGGTTCTAAAGTTAGAGTTCAATATAGAGAATGGGAAACATCTAATCAGTTCGGAGATTTCAAAGGACTTGATCTTCAAGCTGTGCAAGTTACTGAACTTGTGGAATACACAGGAGCAGATGGTAACGAGTTGGATGCCCTTGATGATGAGGATGAATTATGACAGAAGATACTGCAGAACAAAAACCATTTATCACGATTGATGGTGTGCAAATATCAGTAGATGAACTACCTGAAGAAGGGCAAGCAACCTTTGGTAGATTGCAACGCTTGAATCAAAAGAAAGTGCATATAACTTTGGACTTAGAAGAAATCCAAGCAGGGATAAATTTCTTTTCAAGTAGAATTGTAGCTATTGTTAATGAAGATAAAGAATCTATCCCTGTAAATGGGGAAAATGAATCTACTCTTGAGTCTGACGAAGATTCAGAGTAGATGTGTGTGCCGAGAAGGTAAAACTTCTCTTGTCGAAACGTGTAGTTAGGTGTTGAAACTCCTATAAAATCCTGAAGACTGAGCTATTTTATTATAGTGAGACGAGGTAGGTCGGAGATGAATGAGGAATAAGACTGAGAAATCCAGTTCCTTACTAACTACACAACGAGGGTTAAAATATGACATTTATAAAACATCACTTAGCATGTCCGAAATGTGGAGGTAGTGATCCTGTCTCTTTAAATAAAGATGGATCGGCTAAGTGTTTCAGTTGTGAAACTTACTTCTTAAATTATAATAAAGCATTAGAGGGAGATATAGATATAGTGACAGAAAACGAAACAGATACTACTGCTCTACATGGTGGAGATTATGTAGCTTTAACTGATAGGAGAATATCAGAAGCTACGGCAAGAAAGTATGGGGTTAAGTCTGTCCTGTCCTCTAATGGAGAGATAGTACAACATCACTATCCATACTATAACAAACACGAACTATCTGCTACTAAGACTAGGTATGTTCGTGATAAAAACTTCTCAGTTAGTGGTAGCTTTACAGGCACAGGATTGTTTGGCGAACAGTTATTTCAATCAGGTGGTAAAGCTATTACCTTAACAGAAGGAGAGTGTGATGCGATGGCTTCCTATGAATTGATGGGGAGTAAGTGGGCATCAGTCTCAATCAAAAGAGGTTCGTCAGGTGCAGTTAAAGATGTTAAAGAAAGTTTAGAATTTCTTGAAAGCTTTGAGAATGTAGTCATTTGTTTTGATAATGATCCACAAGGTATTAAAGCAGCCAAGACAGTAGCGATGCTCTTTCAACCTAGCAAGGCAAAGATAATGACCCTGCCTAATGGGTACAAAGACGCTAACGATATGCTTCGTCAGAATAAACATAAAGAGTTTATAGAAGCATGGTGGTCAGCTAAAGTTTATACTCCGAGTGGAGTGATAAACGTATCGGAATCAAAAGCAGACTTCTTTAATAGGGAGAAAAAGGAAAGTGTTCTGTATCCTTGGAAGGAACTTAACGAGAAACTATATGGACTTAGGCAAGGCGAGTTAGTAACCTTGACTGGTGGCACAGGACTTGGCAAGTCTTCAGTAACTCGTGAGTTAGAACATTGGCTTATCAAAGAGACTACAGATAATGTAGGTATCATATCGTTAGAAGAAGATTGGCGAAGAACTGTTGATGGTATTCTATCTATCGAAGCAAACGCAAGGCTTTACATTGATCAAGTCAGGGAACAATTTACCACTGAAGAAATTGATAGCTTCTTTAACATCCTGTATAATGGCGAGAATGAAAACCGAGTATGGATTCATGCTCACTTTGGCACTAATAGTATTGATGAGATATTTAACAAGATTCGCTTTATGATTATTGCTTGTGATTGTAAGTGGGTAGTAGTAGATCACTTACACATGCTTGTCTCTGCTGTCTCCGAAGGTGACGAAAGACGAACTATTGATAACATTATGACGAGGCTTAGAAGTATAGTTGAAGAAACTGGTGCAGGTCTAATATTGGTAGCACACTTACGCAGAGTGGATGGCAACAAAGGACATGAGAATGGAATTGAAGTCAACCTGTCTCACTTGAGAGGCTCGCAAAGTATTGCTCAATTATCCGATTGTGTGATAGCCTTAGAAAGAAACCAACAAGCAGAGGACATGGAGGAAGCTAATACATCTCGTCTAAGGGTACTTAAATCTAGGTACACAGGTGATGTCGGATTAGCAGGTAGATTATTTTATGACCGAGAAACAGGTAGACTGCGTGAACTAGAGAAGGAAGCTTATGAAGATGACTCTACTGATGAACTGGAATTATAATGGACTTAGTATTTGACATAGAAACAGACGATATTAAAGCAACTAAGGTACATTGTGTGGTTGCTCAAAATCCTGACACTAATGAACTGTTTAAGTTTCCACCTGAAAGATTACAGGAAGGCTATGAATTTTTAGCCAAAGCCGATAGGTTGATTGGACATAACATCATTGGCTTTGATATACCTATGGTTAAGAAGTTTGGTGGTATAGACTTATCTAAAAAATCTTTAATAGATACTTTAGTTATGTCAAGACTATTCAACCCTGTTCGTGAAGGTGGACATAGCTTAGAGAAATGGGGACATAGATTAGGATTTAAAAAGATTGAGTTCGATGATTACGCAAACTATTCTCCTTTGATGTTGAAGTATTGTACTCGTGATGTTCAATTAAATACAGTTCTATTTCACTATTTAAGACACGAAGGTAGAGGGTTTACTAAAGATTCTGTTGAACTAGAACAGGCAGTTGCACATATAATGAAACAGCAGGAAGAGAAAGGCTTTAAGTTTGATGTGCAAAAAGCAGAACTTCTATTAGCTGAACTCAGACAGAAGATGCATAAGGCAGAAGATGAAGTGCATGAAGTATTTCAATCTAAACTTATAGATATAAAAGATGTTAAGCCTACACTTAAAAAGGATGGTACTCTATCTAAGCAACCATTAACTCCTGAAGAGTATGCAGAAAGAACAGAGACAAACGATATAACTCCCTTCACTAGACGTAAGCTACAAGACTTTAACTTAGGCTCACGTAAACAAATAGGGGAATACTTAATAGAGTTTGGTTGGAAACCTAAAAGATTTACTGTCACCGGACAACCTATGGTAGATGAAAAGACTTTATCTAAGATAGAGAACATACCACAAGCTAAGTTAATTGCTGATTATCTTTTGTATCAGAAAAGAATTGCACAGATTGATTCTTGGATTAAAGCAAGAGAGAGTGACGATAGAGTACATGGTTTTGTTATACCTAATGGTACTATCACAGGGCGTATGAGTCATAGAGCACCTAACATGGCTCAAGTACCTAATCTAAAGAGTCCTTATGGGAAAGAGTGTAGGGAATGTTGGATAGTAGACGAAGGATATAAACTAATAGGTATAGATGCAAGTAGTTTGGAACTAAGAATGCTTGCACACTATATGAAAGACGAGGAATTTACAAATGAAATCATTAACGGAGACATACACACCTTTAATCAAAAACTTGCAGGACTTGAATCAAGAGATAAGGCAAAGACATTCATCTATGCACTTATCTACGGAGCAGGAGATACAAAACTTGGGAGTGTGGTTGGAGGAAGTCAAG